CCGTTCACTTCGAAGGCTGCCTTGATATAGAGTTCGAACGGGTCTTCTGCCGTGGCGAAGAAAGCGTGTTCGCCGATGGATTCGGCGGTCGCTTCGTTGTCGCCCCCTGCAATCAGGGACGCGAGCACGAGCTTTTTGTTGAACTCCTGGACGGTCAACTGGCCCTTGCCAAGCCCAACTGACTCAGCGATGTTGACGGAGACGGTGGCAAGAGTTACTTCCTTGCCACCCAGAGTGAATGTCTTTTTCATGGCGGAATCCCTTTCAGAGAGAGTTAGTTCGCTGCATAGCAGTTGAACGGATTTCCCGCGGCCCCGGCGAAGGCTTGGAAATCCGCAGTGTACATCGTGTAATCGTCGAGCTTCGTGGCCGCGCTGATCTTGCCCAGCCGGACGTTCGGGAAGTTGAAGATGATCGACTGCGCGCCGCCTTGGTTCTGCTCGTAGGGCATCACGACATTCATTGCAAGGACCGGCCCGTTGCCCATCGGGGTTTGCCCGACTACAAGAGTCGTTCCGCCTGCCAGTGTCCACGAGTAGTTGATGAGAACCGCAGCCAGAGCGTCGGCGGCATCGAATGTGTAAGTTCCCGTCGAGGGGACGAACTTGTACTGCCCTGCGGCCGTCAGAGAGCCTGCCCCGACATTGATCAGTGGGATTCCAGTCGCGGCATAGACAACGCCGTAATCGACCAGTGGCGTGTCGGCGGCGTTCGTTACCACGATGGTATACGGACCCGAGCTGGCGGGTACGCTGTGCGCTTCACCAGGCCAGAGGGCGGACTCAACTGATCCAACGGTCACCACGCCATCGGAGCCCAGGAAGAGCTGCGAGACGAGGGCGTTGGACCACTGGGCGAACTCGAAAGAGCCCTTGATCGTGCGCTTACCAATCGCTGCGTCGACGGCCCACTCGCCGGTCCCGAAGAGGCTTTTGATCTCGGCGTCGAGGTCGAATTTGACATTCTGAATGACGCCGGGAGACTGCGGCGTGGGGTTGGTGGCTGGGTTGCCAGAGTTTGCCTGCGGGGCCGCATAAATGACGCCCGATCCGAAGCCAAGACCGCCGAGAATGGACATAGAGTTCTCCTTCTGGCGGATTCAAGTTGAGGGGTTCAGAGCCCCTTAGTGCAAACGTTACTTCAGAATCAGGTACATCACCACCAACACGACGACAACGACCAAAACGATGAGCAATGGCATTTCTGCCTCCCTACATTCCGGTGAGGATCGTTATCGGGTAGACGATGGCGCCCTGCTGATTCAAAAGCCCTTCGTTCCTGATCGCGGTTCCCTCTGCATACGCATCATAAACTACGCCTCCCAATTGCTGCCTCATGCCGCCTGGGAGGGGTAAGACTGTGACCCCATCTGCCTTCAAAGTCCGCTGGGTCATTTGGTATTCGATGGCGTCCCAAAGCTGGTTCATCTGCGTCGATGGAACGCCCGTGTCGCCGCCGGTGTTGCGAAAGAAGATGATGCAAGCCGCCTCGAACGTGTACCGGGGCAGGTTCAAGCCCTTCCTCAAAGCGATCCTTACCCCGCCCTCCATCATGTACATGGCCGGTTGGAGAGCCGCCCCAACCGATGAAACCTGCGGAGCTTTGCGGGAGGTTGTCACAAAGGCCGCACCGCCGGTCGGCGCGCCGTTCACGAGCAGTTGCGCCTGGGACAGAAGCGAATACAGATTTTGGAAGATCGGCTCAGTTTGCATTAGGCTGCCAAGACCTCCGCAATCGTAGAAACCAAAGCCGCGCGAACCTCATCCTGCATCTCGGCCAGCGAGGACCGGAGGTAGCTTTGCTCCTTCGCCGGCGGGTGCCATACGTGTTTTGCAAACATCATCGTCCCGCCCTCGGACCAAGCGAGAGAGTGGGGGAACCGGCCCTCGGTGTGGGGCGCGAAACCCTCTTTCGAGTGAGGCGATCTGATCCTGAGATCGGCGCTTTCGGCAAGCGCTCCTTCCGTGAACCAGGTCTCAAGCGGATAGATGTCGTACCACTTTTCTCCACCGAACTCCCGAACGTAGGCCACGATGTAGCTGGGCTGGCCGTCGTTATCGATGCCCACCGAGGTCATGCAAACAGCGTCGACGTAGGCCGCGGCCTGAAGCATGATGGAGTCGAAAAGCTCCTGCCCGATGGCCGTTCTGACTACTGGGGCGATCTTCGACTGCGCCAGCTCCTGAAGTCTCTCCCCAAGTCCGCCCATGGTTTCAAGGATTGCCGCCTGCAGCAACTCGCCGCGCGCCTCAAGCTCGGCAACCAACTCCTGCGAATGGATGGTCAACTGGATCATTGCAAGAACCTCTGGCGATAACGCTGAATGATTCCGGCGGTGTTGAGGTCCATCTCCGCCCGTTCGTAGTTCGTTTGCCCGATTCCCGGCTGGCTCTGCGAATTCTGCCCGATCCACTGGCGCTTGCGATACTGAGCCGCCACCAGCATCCCCGCGGCTTGCTGAAGGTCATAAGGCGTCCCGCCGTAGCTGTAGGAGATCTCAATGTCTTCGCTGGCCTGAGAAACGTTGAATTTATATTGGCCAGGGTTCAACGAGCCGTAGCCGCTCACCGAGTATTCAAAAGGCCCAGGGGGACCGTTGACAGGTGTGAGCGGGGAGCCGCCGAGTGTGACCCCGTTGTCTTGCCAGAAGGCTGCGGCGTTGCTCACGGTGGCGATGTATGGGGCCGGGCCAGGGCTCACGGTCTGCAGTTCGCCATAGACCGGAAGCGTGTAGCCAGCCGTGTACTGCGCCAGCACGTTCTGGATACCTTGCATGAAGCGGTAAGGGCTTTGTCCAAGCGGCGGCGCGTTGCCATAGCTGCCCCAGTTCCCGTGAGGAGCCCAGCGATCATTTCCAGCGGCCCAGCCGTTCCCTTGGCTGCTCACGATTGAGAGCGCCGCCTGTGAGCCGTTGGTATCGATCACCCAGCCCGACTGCACGTAATCCGGCGAGGCGGGGATCGTGATGCCATTGACCTGCAAGAGCGAGACAGCCAGGACCGGGTAGTTCTTGAGGAATTGCGTCTCGGAGCCAGATCCATCCAACCGGTCTGTGTAATTGCGCACCCCGGAAAGGAACGGCCTGCCGGTGCGAGTCAAAACGCTTTGGCTGTAATTGGTGATGTACGTCTGGAGGAGGGCCGCATCGACGTCTGCACCTTGGTTGAGGATTCCATTGACCGCCGCCACCGTTGTCAGGTCAATCGGGTTCATTCATCCCCCACATAGGCACGGGCGGAAGCCTCTGAAGCCGCCGCCCGCTCGGTTTAGCCGCTCCGCCATTGGACGGCCTCGCCTTCTCGCTCAAATTGTGCGGCCAGCCCCACAGCTAGCCGCCCTGGCCCCACGCCGCGCCGGTGCTGCGCGGGGCCATACCTAGAATGCTGCGGCTGCGCCGAACTTGCCTGCACCCGAAATGGTGTAGATCAGGTTCGGGGTCTTCACTGCCAGCACTTCTTCGGAGAAGACGCCGAAGGGGTACTTACGCGAGGTCTGCGCGAACTCGATCCCGTAGGTGTCGCGCCGGACGAAGACGCCGCGAGTTTCGCCGAGGCGGCTATTTGCATACGTCTCCTGAAGCTTGTCCACGTCGAACAGGATGGTTCCCGCCGGGAGGTAGGGATGCTGGATCACGTCCACAAACTCCCCGCCCGGAAGGCCGAAGATGTTGTGGTACTTCGCAATCCGACCGTTGACCTCGATGCCCGATCCGTCGCCCTTTGGACCGCCATCGGGGAAGAAGTAGTTGATGGCCGTCGAACCCGTCGCGCCGACCATGAAGGCAGAGCGGAAGGCTGGCACCTGATCCGTCGAAAGGTAAATCTTGGTCGGGCCGGTCAATGCCGCCTGCTGAATCGAGAACAGGACGGTGTCGATCTCGGTGATCGATCCAACCTGCCCGCCGTTCGTCAGGCCAGCGCCGTGGAGGTCCAAGCGCCCGGCGAGGGATGTCTGGCTGGCGCCTGCACTGATCTGCGCCACCGGGAGGCCGGTGGTGTAGTTCGAGTTCGAGGCGATGGTCAGAAGCCCGTCATAATCGAGGGCGTTGGTGGAAAGGTCGGTTGCGAAGCCCTGATACCCGCCCGTACCCGAGTAGGCTGCGGTCTGGGTTCCCTGGGTCTGGCCGTAGTAGTTGACCGTGCTGCCAGCGGTGATCGCGCTGAGCTTCGCGCTGGCTGCGGAGGGCGAGAAGGTCGTTGTGGTGTTGATCTGGACGAACCACGCATATCCCCATGCGCCATTCTGCGGTGTGCAGGAAAATTGGATCGTCTTGGTCCCGTTCACGGTTGGCCCAACGACGTTCGAAGCCGCCGAGACGATTGCAGATCCTCCGTTGATCACGTCGGTCGATCCGTCCGCGTTGGTGCGGAGGTACTGGGTCGTGATGCCGGCGGAGACCGTGTTGTTCGGGTTCGAGATTGCGCGGTAGTTCAGCGCCACGGCATACGCCGCAGCGTAGCTTCCAACCGGCAGAACGCCAGTCACGAAAAGCGCGTTATTGGTCGCGGAAAGAACGCCAACCGGAGTGTTTGTGGTCCCGATCTGGAGAGCGCCGTTCGATGCCGTGGTTCCGGCTCCGCCGAGCATGGTCCGCTCCTGCTGGCGAATGAACCGGAGCAACTGCCACATCTTCGCGTCGCCCAGGGTGTCTTCATAGCCCTCGGCGGCCGAGATGCCTTCATAGGTCACGAAGTCATCGGTGCCGAGAGTCGCGTAGGGGGCCGAGAAGTTGAGCGAGGTGAAAGAGCCGTTGGAGTTCGTGTTGCCTTCCGAGACGCCGGGGAACTGAAACGCGGCGTCGATCTGAGTGACGGCCTTCCAGGTTGGCTGGACGCCGTACCCGGCGTTGACCTTATCCCAGCGGGGCGTTGTGTTGCGCAGGTGCGAGAAGATCGGGTCCAGCATGTAAGCCGGAGCCCGAAGGTCGATGAAGTTCAAGCCCAGGCCGGTGGTGATGCCGGTCGAAGAGGCTTTGGCAAGCGACTTCGAATGCTTTTTGACAAACTCGCGCCATGCCCCGACGCCCTTTTCTGCCACCATCTCTTCGATCTGAGACATGTTGGTTTTGGCAACGAGCGCCGAAAACTGCGCCTGAGAGATTCCGTTGTGTCCATCCTCTACGGAGAGTGGGTGCATGGTAGAAGTTCCTTCTACCGGCGCATGGATTTTGGTGAAGCAAGGGCTTATGGGAGCCCGTGAAAGTTAGTTGGTGAGCAGGCTCTGGAACTCGGAAACCTTGGCCAGGCCGTCACCGACGCCCGTGTGGGCAATCACGCCGGGGGCCGGGAGCTTCTTGACGAGTTCGGAAAGATCGTCAATCGACTTCTGCATGGCAGCGATACGCGGGTCTTCGATCTTTGTCAGGTCAACGGTGGCCGCGGCCTTCTCGGGCTCGTCCCCTTCCATCGCATCCTTCGCCGACTTCATGCACTTCTCGATGTGCTCGCCGACGGCTTCATGCTTCTCGCCCATCGACTTGAAGCACTTGTCCATGTGCTCGCCCATCGCAGCGTGCTTTTCCTTGAGGCCTTCGAGATGGTCGTGAATGGTCTTTGCCGCTTTCTTGAGGCTGTCCAGATCGGTCAGTTTCATGCCCTTTTCTCCTTTGCCAGCCGCGGCCAGCTCATCCGCTTCTTCGACCGCCATCTCCTTGAAGGTGGCAATCAATTTCAGCCAGGCTTCCCGCATTTCCGCAGGAACCTTGCTCCCATCATCCTCCATGTCGCGTTCAAACTCGGTCTGGAGGCAAAGCCAGTGGAGGTCTTCGAGGAGTGATGCCATCCAGCCAACCTCGTACAACCCCTTTTCAAGCGAAATCTTAGCACAGGCCCTCGAGATGGCCGATTTGTCCGCATCGTTAACGTCGATGCCGTGCGTTTTGGCCGCGCCGACAATCTTCCGCTTGGCCGCGCGATCACCTGTGCTGGCCCCGGCGAGCGCAGCCTGTACCTGCGCCTTGGTTGCGATGGGCAGCAACCATGTTGCCGGGTCTTCGTCGCTGCCAACCGTAGCAAAGTTTGCTGAGGTCAGAGCCTCGCCGTCCACCGTCTTGGTGATCTTGGATTTGAGCAGAGCGGTCAATTCCTCAATCCTGCGCTCGGCCTTGACCATCCGCGCCTCATCGACCGGCAGGATCACCAGAGGCACTTCCTCGCTAGTTCCCGCAGACTTGGTGAGCGTCACTGTGCGGCCCTTTATCGACTCAGCCAGCGCAGAGGGCAGGCAGGGCGAGTCGACCGAGCTTACTTCCATCGGCTTCGCTGTGTACCGGGTGCAGCCCTTGTAAACCGGATCGTCCCACCGGGCGATGTATTCGCCGCCCTGAGAGAACCCGATGAAAACACCTGATTTCCACTTCTTGACACCCTCGACATCGACGATGTGGAAGCCCATTTTGATCGTCTTCACTGCGTCGTCGCAGACCAAAGACCGCCCGGCGCCGATGGCTTGGTGAGGATCGTGCTGGCCGCGCATGGGCATCAAGGATGGGGTCATGCCCTCGATCTTCGTGGTGATCGCAAGCCGTTCCTTCGTCACCTCGTCGTAGTAGGGCGCGGTCGTGGCGTAGTCGCAGACCTCGTTTTCAAGGTCGGGCTTCTCTTCAGTGACCAGGCCATAGACAAACAGCGTGCCGTCTGACTGCTCTTCCATCTTTATGAGCGGGATGAACTTCTGGTACCTCATGGCTTGACCCTTTCGTCGCCCTTTAAGCCCCAACACACATTCCACCACCAAAAGCGAACGCGGATCGGCAGGAGCCAGTTAAAGCAGTCTAGCCAAAGCAGATTCCCTAGCTGCCAGCGCGTACTCCAGAGCCAATGCGCCTTAGAGCGTTCCCTCATGCTGTCACCCATGCGGAGCCGTTGCAAAACACCGGGGAGACAACCGCCCCGCCGTTTCCGCCATTCAACTGTGAGCCTGCGATGGGCGCAGCGAGCGTCATGGCGATGGCCGAAGTTCCGCCAGCCTTCAGGAACGCTCTGCCAAACCCGACGATTGCGCCGGCTGCGGTGTACTCGGCAACCGCGAGATTGTTGGCTTCATCGAGCGCCTGTGCGATCTGGATTGCGGTTGCGCGGTCGTTCAACTGATCGGGGTTTGTGGTGACCTGATTGATTGCCATTCCTGAAATCTCCTACAGACTGACTTCGTTTTGGAGTCTACCACGCTCCGCTTTCATGGCCGAACGGACAGCGCGGCGAAGGCGTTTGCGCTGCCGACCTGAAACACCGGGAGGGCGGCGCAGGATCGACCGCGTCTGCTGCTCTGCTCTCGCATCTTTGGCGCGTTGCGCCATCTGAGCTTTGGCTAAGTCCTTGGCCCGCGCCAGCGCGATCTGCTTTGCCGCCTGCGCAACGAACTCAGGGGCCATTACGCGGTCGATGAAGTCCTGCGGCAAGCCCTCAAGCTGGGCCGGATCAAGGGTGCCGTCGTCGTTGAAGGTTAGTTGGCGGGTGGGTTCCATGCGAGGATTCTACCGCAAAGACACGAACGCCCCGCGTTAACGGGGCGCTGTGTGCCGCATTCAATCAGCCCTTTCTACCGGAGGGACTGCGGTATGGCACCCCGTTCCACTTAGGCCCCGGTTTGTGCGGCCAGCGGCGAACCCGCGCGCGCCGCCGCACCCCGCCATTATGCCTCATCTTCGGCGAATTTGGTAGCCGTCAACCAGCACCTGCACCCCGGATGCGCCCCCGGCGCGGTAATCATCGGCGCGAACTGGTAACCAACCGGCACAGAGCCAAGCATCGAAAACGACTCGCACAGCGGGCAGCAACCCAGATCCATGACGGTCCAGGCGTACTCCAGAACCTTCCGGCTTACGCGCCATGCTGCCAGCGAACCCAACGCTTGCTGGCGCGAAACCTCGTTTTCCGCGATCACTTCGGCGTGGTCCTGCGTAAACAGGACGCTGGCTGAAATGACGGCTTCAAGTTGGCTGGGCGTCCAATCCTCCGCTACCGCCTGCCGGATCGTCTTCAGCACGTCGTCTTTGAGGGTCGTCGACATTGCCCACTTGGCCGTGGAATCCTCCACCAGCTTGCCATCGACCATCTCAAGGCCCACGAGCTCCGCCGCGCGCTGCTCGGCCGCTGCTTTGGCAATGGCTTCCGCCGCGGTCTGCGTCTCCTGAAGGTTGGCACCTGCCTGCGCGGTCACCTGATACGCCCCGGAGCTTGCCCCCTCAAGGGCCGCTTTCTCAAGGTAGGGCTGAAGTTGTGCATAGAGCGTCGGGTAGTCCCACTTGATCGCGGCCAAAATGATCAGCGCCCGGTCGGTGTCCGTCTCAAGATCGCCTTTGCGCACCTTCTCATGCTCGAACGCTGCGCGCGCCGTCTTCGCCACTCTGACCTTCTGATCGGCCAGGAACGTCGTCAGTGCCCGCTTTGCGCCGTTCAGCGCGTGACGGCTGCCCGGTGTAAGATCCCCGGCCACAATCTTCATTTGCCCCTTGCGCACTTTCTGGGCTTGCCCTTTGGGCGGGGCCGGGTCGGGCTGCGGATTGAGCCGATTGTTGCGTTCCGCCGCGGCATTGGCCTCGAGCGGCATCCAGCCAGTCGCAGTGACCGTGCCGAGCATGTCCGCCTCCGGCTCCGGCCTGGGGTCTTCGCCACGGGCTTCCCTGTCTTCATTGATCGTCACTGAACCGTTCTTCAGCCGGATATCGCTTACCTGGGCAGCCTTGACCGGGTCGATCTCTTCCTCGTCCTGAAACGCGAATTCGACGTCGTCATAGCCGAAGCGCAGGAAAATGTCGTTGATCGAGCCCTCGATGTGCTTCAGGTCCGGCTCCAAACCAACGGATTGCGCCTGGTCGTTGCCTTCCTTGGCCGTTGACTGGTGGCCCACCTGCTTCACGAGGGCTTGGGGGCTTTCTCCGAAGGCAAACGCCACAATCCGGTTCAGGTAATCATCCGTCTGGTCGGTGAGCATGGCCTCTTTGGTCATCACCGGAGGCTTGCCGCCGGGAATGGCAATCATGCGGCGCTTCATGCGCAGGTTTCCGGCCAGGATCGAGTCAAACCACTTCTGGAAGTCCCGAATCTGCTGGACTGACCAGTCTTCCGGCATCGGCAAAAGACCTTCAGGCACGTTCCCAGAGGTGTAGTAATCCCTCAAGAACTGCTGGCGGTTGGCCGCGATGCTCAGCGTCACGATGATCTGCTCCACCGGCGAGAAGCCCCAGCGCGAATCAACGCGAGGATTCTTGGGGTGGTAGAAGAGTTCCGATGGATCGCCCGGCTTCCATGCCTTGTTCGGCGCCGAGAACGTCACGGGTTTCTGGCCTGCCAGATTGGCCGATGGAATCCCGAGGATGATCTGCTGGAAGGCCGGGCTTGGGGCTTGGGGCCTGAAGCCGTGCTGATCCACCAGCGGAGTAATCGTCTGCCCCGCGATGACTCTCAAAGCCAGCGGTGAGCCGTCCATCGCCCGCATGGGGAAGATCGTCGGGGCATCGTAGACCAGCATTTGCTCGGCCCACTGGCGAATCCAGATCGGCCAGCGGTTCTGCCCGTCCGGGTAGAGCAAAAGTTGGGTCAGCCTCTTGACGTTCTCATTTGAGCCTTCGCGCGTCAGTCGTTGCTTCTTCGTCTCGCCCGGTACCGGCTTGACCCGCACGGCCCACGGCCGGTTGCAGATCTCGTTCTTCCGCTTCTCGATCATCAGGCGGCAGAGGTCAAACGAATTGCTCACATTCCAGAGCTGCTGAAAACTGATTGGCTGGTCGCCGCGCGGGGTGAATTGGAGGTTGAGGCCGGGCGTGAAGTCCCATTGCCTGATCCCGGTTCCGAGTTGCAGGGTCGGGCGGATGGGGTTCTGAGGGCTGGCCCACGAACCAGGCACGACGCCTTCAATCTGGTTTGGGGCGGGGCGGTAGAGCGGTGCCAAGGCATCGGAGACGGTCTTCAGCAAGCCCATTTATTCCTCGATTGTCGGCAACTTCGCCCAGGAGTTGAGTTTCACAACCGGATTATAAGCCCAGCATGAAAGGCACAAAGGGCATTGGCACATGATCTGCCCGAGCGACGGAACGAGCCGCATCTCGACCTTGACGCGATTCCCGCAGCCGGGGCAGCGTTGTTTGGGCTTGATGCGGTTGTGCCGATAGTCGTAGCTGAGGATGGGAAACCAGCGGATGAGCTGGCGGACGATGGCGGAGAGCATTTCACCCCTTTGGTGGATGGTACGCCCAATTGAGCGTGTGGCCCGTGTGCTCTTGAGACGGGGCGAATATGCCGCGCTCATCGGCTGTGAAGATTTCCCCGCACGAGCAGCGGACCTGATTCGCAGCCAACGGCATATCCTTCCGCAGGCTACCTATCGTGCGCGGCTTCTGCAGCTTCGGTTCGCTTCGCATGGTCCTCCCTTTCGGCTTTCTGGACGTGCTTTGTGAAGCAGCGCAGGCAGAGATCGTGATCCCGGCGCGCGCGTAGCTTGCGGTTCTTGGCCGTCATGAACTGGGCTGGCCGGCCGCATTCGGAGCAGGCTACCATCTGGTTTGAAACCTGCCAATCTCCTTCGATCTGCCCTCGTCCTCGTTCCAGCCCCGGCTCCGCACAAGCCTTTCGGCCTCGGCATCCAACTCGTCTTCCTCCGTGTGCACCGTGCATGAGAACCCGCAGGCGTTGCAGATGCGGTCTTTCGTGCCGATGGATACCAGCGGAGAGCCGCACATCGGGCATTGCTCCGGCTCGACGGTGGTGA